GGCCAGCAGTTCACCGCTGCGGGCGTGACTTGGGTTTGGGACGGGGTGAAATGGGCCGCGAGCGGCTTGAGCGTAGCCTTCCTGCCGCTGGCGGGCGGCAACATGAGCGGTCCCATCGTTCTCGCCGCTGATCCTGCCGCCAATTTACAGGCCGCGACTAAGCAATATGTCGACGGCGTGCGCTATGGCGATAACAGGCTCATTAACGGCGACATGCGGATCGATCAGCGCAACGGCGGGGGGAGTGGGACGGCGGCGACAACACTCCCCTATACGGTTGATCGATGGTTTTATTACGGAGCACAAGCCAGCAAAGGAACGTGGGGGCGTAATCTTAATGGTCAAGGTGGACCGGCAGCCAGTTTTGGCTTTCCGTATTGCCTTGGGTTTCAGTCATCATCGGCTTATGCATCGGTAGCTGCCGATCAATTCATATTCTGTCAGTCGATTGAAGCCGATATGGTTAGTGACTTTATGTGGGGAACGACAGGTGCGCAACCTGCGACACTATCATTCTTTGTGTTCTCTAGCCTGATCGGCACATTCAGCGGGTGTGTTCAGAATTACGCCGGTACTCGATCTTATCCATTCTCTTACTCTATTCCAGCGGCTGGTTGGTTCAAGATCACCATTACGATCCCCGGCGATACCGCTGGAACGTGGGTGATGAGCGGTAATGCCGGTTCGGTAAATGTTGTTTTTGATCTTGGCTCAGGATCAAGCCATCGCGGTCCAGCCAACACATGGGCGTCGGCTGCGTACAACGGTGTAACTGGTTCGGTCAGCGTCGTCGCCACTAATGGCGCGACCTTCTATGTGACTGGCGTCAAGTTGGAGGTCGGCTCCGTAGCAACGCCCTATAATCGGCAGTCGTTAGCCAAGAGCCTGATCGATTGCCAGAGGTATTATTATCAGGGTGTGCCGCCACTAAAAGGCCTCGTTTCTGGAACGTTGCCATCAACAGCATTAAGTCGTTTAAGTTGTCATCACCCAGTAACTATGCGAGCAGCGCCGACCATTACGATGCCGTTTGCTATTGCTGCTTATGATGGCGTGAACCCTTATGGGCTAACTACTATTGGCGCAAACGAAAGTTCAGTCGATGTGCTCGAGTTTGAGGCAACAGCGTCAGCGCCATTTAGCAATCGTGCGGTCACTGTCTATCAAGGTACTGGACAATTGCAATTAAGTGCGGAGCTTTGACTATGACCTACACGCAAGTCTGGGATCACATGCGGGGCCAAGTCAGTGACAGATCGATCCAGCGCGATGAAGATGGCGCGTTCATCCCGTTCGATCCGGCCAACATCGACTATCAAGACTATCTGACGTGGTTGGATGAGGGCAACGAACCTAAAACCGCTGCGCCACCCGAACATATTGTTCCACCTATTCAGGTGATCAAGAAGGGTGGGAATACATGACTCAACTCACAGAGCATTTTACGTTGGAAGAGTTCACCGTTAGTGAGACAGCGGCGCGTAGGAATATTTCAAATGTACCGTCGCCGCAAAGTTATGAATACAAGAACCTCCAGCGTATAGCTAAGGTAATGGAGGAAGTTCGCATACTCTTGAACGACAAGCCAATATTTATTACGTCTGGCTATCGCGGCCCGCAAGTTAATGCAGCGGTCGGAGGTTCCAAGAATTCTGCTCACATGAGCGGATTAGCGGTTGATTTCTATTGTCCTGATTTCGGGACGCCGAAACAGATTTGCAAAGAGCTTGAGCAACATATGAAAAAATTGGGCATCGATCAATTAATATATGAGTATGGCACATGGGTGCATTTAGGCTTGAGTGCTAATGTACCGCGTCACATGGCTTTGACCATCGATCATCGCGGCACTCGCAATGGATTTGTGTAATATGAGACCCGATCTTATCGTTACTCTTGTTTGGGGCGTCTTGGTTAGCGTGGCGATGATATTGATGGGCACCGAAGTCATTCATAACGAGAAGGTGGTTGATAAGCTTTTGATCACAATTCCAGGAGTGAGCGCGATCATCGCCGGTTATTGGTTCTCGAAGAGGGGAGATCCGCCGCATGGCTGATACAATCACTAAGAATTATGGTTGGGTAAAGCCGGAAGTCGCCGCGAGCGCGGCAACTTGGGGAAACAAACTTAATTCAGATCTTGATTTGATTGATGATCAAGTGTTTGACAATGCGGCGGGCATTTCTCCGGTTGGTTCCGGTGCGTTGTGGTTTACACCAACGCCGCCTGCAAATTGGCTAATCTGCGACGGTTCTTCGCTGAGCACTACTACTTATGCAGCGCTGTTTAACGTCATTCAGTATACTTACGGCGGTTCAGGCGCAAATTTTAATTTACCCCCTATGCAAAATATATTTCCGATCGGGGCTAGCGCGAGTCTTCCGTTGGCAGCGACGGGTGGAGAATCAACTCATACTTTGAATGTCAACGAATTACCTGCCCATGATCATGGCGTTAGTGACCCAACTCATGCCCATCCGCTTTACGATCCGACGCACAATCACAGTCAATCTCCCCATGGCCATGGCGTCAGTGATCCTGGTCATGTTCATGGCGGTGGCGTGCATGATGGCGGGGCTAGGAATACGGGTGGCTATCCGCCGCAAGCTGAGACGCTCGGCGCAACGGATGCGGCGGGCACTGGCATCGGAATTCAGCCTCAGGTAGCGAACATCAACGCGGCAGCGACTGGCGTGCAGGTTGAAGGTGCTGCGACTGGCATCAGCATTCAAAATTTTGGAGGCAATGGGCCGCACAATAACATGCCTCCTTATCTAGGGGTCAACTTCATCATTCGGTACCAATGAGCACACCGTTCAAACCAATTCAAATCCCTCCCGGCGTCGTAACGATGCCTACTAAAAATATGGCCTCGACTAATTGGGCGGAGGTTAATTTGTTCCGCTGGATCGAGGGAGAGATGCAGCCGATCGGTGGCCAAGCTCAGTATACGTATTCGTTCGCATCGCGATGTAAGGCTATTCACGGTTGGTACGACCTCGAAGGAGTCTATCACGTTGCTTATGTTTGTGAGCAGAATGTTTACGTTGATACATCTGGAACGTTAACTGAAATTACGCCGACCGGTGGTTGGCCTGCCCCACCTTTGCCTACTCAAGGAGGATACGGCGATCTTCAATATGGCGAAGATACTTACGGAACGCCGCGCGCTTCGAGCAGTATTCTCAGCGTCGACCAAATTCCGAACATATGGTCGGTTGATAATTTCGGCCAAATCTTGGTGGTCCAATATTCGGCGGATGGCAATTTGCTATCTTGGGACCCCTCCGCCGCTGCGGGAACGTTGTTAACCAAGGTCGCTGGTTCTCCGATGGGGCGTTGTTTCGTTGTTACGGCGCAGCGGTTCATCATTATGTTCGGAACCACTGAGGACGGAACCACCGGTGGCGGATCATTCCGGCGCTTCGGGTGGTGCGATCAAGAAGTGATGACAGATTGGAATTACACCAGCGTCACCAATCAAGCTGGATACCTTGATATTGAACCAGCGTCGCCTATCATTACAGCGGTGTCCGGACGGTTTGGGACGCTAATGTTTACTGCTAAAAAAGCGTATCTGGTCCAATTTCTAGGTTTGCCGTTTGTTTACAACTACGTTGAATTAGCAGATAATTGCACTCCGTGGTCACCCTTATCAATCACCACAACTTCTAGCTATGTTCTCTGGATGAGCGATCAGGGTTTGTTCTCGTTTGATGGAACTACCATCGCTCCAGTAGCTTGTCTGGTTCGTCCGTGGATCACTGATGATATTGATCCTGCGAATGTGAGGGAGCAGGCATTCGCTTACCATGATTCTGAATTTAATGAGTTCTGGTGGTTCTACCCACAGAATAACCAGCCCCACAATACAAGATGTGTGTTCTACAATTATAAAGAAGGTTGGTGGTCGCAAGGTCAGATGAGTCGTTCAGCGGGGATCACTTCGAGCTATACTGTTCAGCCTATCCTCGCCGATGGATTGATTGCGTTCCAACATGAGTTGGGGCAAGTCTACGTGAATGCTTCGTTACCATTCGCCGAGACGTTCGATCTAAATATCGCATCTGGAACTCGGCTAACAACGCTTAAACAGGTTATTCCGGATATTAAGAATCCTCCATCCAATTTATTGTTCTCATTTTGGTCAAGCATGTCGCGTTCGCAGGGAACGGCAGGATATTGGTCACCGCCGGTTCCAATTCGCTCCGATGGGTATGTCGACGCAAGGGTGACTGGTCGCGATATTCGCATGAGGTTGAGCATCGGTGGAACCCCGGTGGTTCCATTCGCCGTTGGTCAGCATCTTTACGATGCGGTTCCAAGAGGAGATAGATAATGGCAGCCATTCCTGGGCTCAACACGCCAGTTGGAGCGCCTCCTCCCGATATTCCGAGCATGCCGAAGGCTCCGCCGCAGTTGGTTGATTACCTGCGCCGATTAAACACGTGGATTAACCAACAACTGCAGTCCAAAATTCCAATGAGCACCGCTATTCCTAGCATTATGCTGATATCGTCGCCTGGGGGATTGGTGTGGAAGTTAACAGTATCAGATAATGGGACTTTTACGGCAGTTCAGGTGCCGCCTGGATCGAGTACGCCTCAGTGAACGACGCGATTTATCATCGCAAGTTGGCTCGGGTTCTAGACCGAATGGGGGGCCTGTATTCGGTGCAGGATATCTTGACGGCGATTGCTCGAGGCAAGATGCAGTCATTCGCCGAGAACAATAGTTGGGCAATTACTCAGATATCAATATATCCGAAAGCTAGAGTGCTGGAAATTGTTGCGGTGGTCGGTGATATAGATGATCTTAGAGTATTGCATGATCGAGTACTCGAGTTCGCCGCGACTATGGGAATCGGAGTCATCAATGCTTATGGCCGGAAGGGCTGGCTCCCAGATGCCAGAAAGCGCGGCTGGAGAGTGAAAGCTCGCTCATTCATATATCAAAGGAACATGTAGATGGGCGGGTCAGGAACTACCCAGACCTCTAATCAGGTTTCGCAGACTCAATTGCCCCCCTGGGTAAATCAGGCGGCGCAACAGAACTATGCATTTGCTCAGGATGTCGCGAACCGGCCCCTTCAGCAATATCAGGGCCAACAAGTCGCTAGTGTTGCGCCGCAACAGCAGCAGTCTTGGGATGTTGCGGCAAGCATGCCTGGGGCGAGCGCGCCGCAGTATAACGCTGCAACGGCTGGTGCTCTTGGTGTTCTAGGGCAAGGTGCGCCCCAAGTCACGGCGGGAGCGTTGGCGAACACCAATCTATCACCTTATATGAATCCCTTTACCCAGAGCGTCATCAATACGACGCTGCCGATCATGCAGCAAAACTTGCAACAGACACAGGCTCAGCAAGCGGATCAAGCGGCGTCCTCCAACGCATTCGGCGGGTCGCGTCAAGGTGTTCAGGCGGGCGTTACGCAGGCTCAAGGCGCGCTGAATATGGCGAATATGGCCTCCCAACTGAACCAGGCCAATTTCGGCCAAGCTCAGGCTGGCGCGACCGGGGATCTCACTCGCCAGTTGCAGGCGGCTCAGGGCAATCAACAGGCAGTGTTGCAGGGCCAGCAAAATCAGCTTGGGGCAACGAATGCGCTTTCCAATATCGGCAATTTGCAAAATCAAAATGCATACATTCAGAGCTTGGCGCTCGGGAGCGCGGGTCAACAGGAACAGACGCAAGCACAGAATCAAATTGCTGCGAATATGAACCAGTTCAATCAGGCGTGGAATTACCCAACCACCCAGATGAACACTCTGCTGGCGTCGTTAGGAATGACGCCTTATGGTCAGTCTCAAACCACATCGGGAACACAGAACGTTCAGACATCAACGGATCCGATGCAGGCTATGTTGGGTGTCGGCACTATTCTAGGCGGGATGTTCAGCTCCGATCGTGAACAGAAGACCGACATTAAGAAGCTTGGTAAGCAGGGCGGCCTCGATATGTACGCCTATCGCTACAAGGGCGACCCGAAATCATATCCGAAGGTTGTCGGACCGATGGCACAGGACATTCAGAAGCAGGATCCAAGCAAGGTTGTTAGCATCGCGGGCAGCAAGGCGATTGCGCCGGGGGCCGGAATCATGGCATTGCCGAGGCCAAAAATTCGGCGGGGTGTTCAAGGAGCATTGAGCCTTGGCCGATAGCGACAATAGACAGTTTATATTCAATAAGCTTACCGGCGAATTGGGATTACCGCCTCAATCTGCGCTTGGTGTTCTATATTCGTTGGGGGGCGAGAGTCATTACAATCTTGACCCGACTGCGGTTGGCGCTGGTGGCGATTTTGGTATTGCTCAATGGACCGGTCCACGCAAGGCTGGTCTCCAGCAGATGGCTAAGACGTTGGGAACTAGTAATACCGATCCCAATACGCAATGGCAATTCATGAAGTCGGAACTAGTGGGGCCGTATTCACATGTCTTGCAAGGGCTGCAAGGAGCGAAGACAGCTGCTGATGCAACTAATATCTGGACGACGCAATATGAAGCTCCTAAAGTCAACAATTGGCAGCAACGTTATCAAGGAGGTTCCCAAGTTGGATCGCTCAATGCCGATAATGAATTCGTTCCAGGAAAAGCAGGTTCTGCCCCGAATCCAACCCCGGCTCCGACGGGTACGACATTGACCTCTACTCCCGCCGTTGCAACGGCTCCGGCAACCCCTGCTGATCAGCCTTCTCCCGCTAGTCTATTTGCTCAAGGAAACATCGGGGGCGGATTGCAGGCCATGAATAAGCAGGGTGATCTACAAAAGCTTGGACAGGCGTTTGGAAAGCAGCAACAGCAAATCACGCCTATGCAGGCGCCAAATTTAGGCATTCATCAGCCAAATCCTCAGGCGGCAGCGTTGTTGGCTTCATTGGTTCCGCAGCAACAGCAAGGAATACCGTCCGGTGCTCATGGCATTCCAGGCGCTCCTCTCGGCGCGATGGGAATGCCGGGGCTGGGGATGATGGGAATGCAAGGAATGTACCCCTACGGAATGATGGGATAGAAAATGGATCCTCAACTTCTTGCGCGCATTCAGGCTATGATGGGCGGGCAGCAAGCCCCTACGACCCCATTTTCTCAGCCTCCAGGAACCACTCTTAATTCGATGGGTGCACCGAATCCGCAAATGGGGCCTCCGCAGCAGAATGTGCCGCAACCAGCCCAAGCTGGCGGAATTCAGAACCCGCTGACGGGGAATAATATGAATATGGGCGGGATTAGTAAGGGGATCGGCCAGCTTGCCGGGGCGTTATCACCTCCGCCCGCGCAGATGTCTCCACAACAGGTTCCTAATTTACAGCCTCATCAGATGAACCCACAGATGCTGCAGATGTTGATGCAGCAACAACGGCCAGGTTCGCCGGGAGGCGGCGGCCCATTCGGAGATACACAGGGGATAAGCTATGGTTGACGGATCGAACGCTAGCCTATTCCCGCAGTATAACTACGCTCAGGCGGGCCAATACCCCGATCCGGGCCAATGGTCGAATCCGTATACCTCATTCGGCGGTCCAGGTCAGATGCCTGGTTGGCCAACTCAATATGCCGGGGCACCAGTAAACGCAGGAACTGGTCAGCCTATTCAGCTCCCTGCTTCTCAGCCGGGAATGACGCTGAATAGCTCGCCTGGGATCGGGGGCGGGTCTTCTGCTGCGCCGTCAAGCAATCCGTTCGCCGGCATTCAAGTCCCGCAAGGTCAGAACACGGCGGTGGCGCAGCCATTCGGCGGTTTGAATAGCCAGCAATGGCAGGCGCTAACGCCACAGCAACGGGGTCCGGCTCAAGCTGCCATGCAAGAGTATCAAGCTGGCGTGGCGGCAACACCGTCCGACAGTTTCGTCGCCTCCGGCAATAATCCTAAGGGCGGCGGCCCAGGAATGGGCGCGTATCTCCAAGGTGCAGGCTACGATGCCTTCAACCAGATGCAACAGGGAGCGCAACAAGCTGCGCCTCAGATGCAACCCAGTCAGCCGAATTCATACCAGAACGCGCTGAGCTTGTTAGCAAATCCTGGAAATCCAGTTACCCCCGGCGCACCATTCACCGCTGCTCAATCGCAAGCTGGGGGCGGCCCTCAAGGCCAGGGAATCCTGAACAACTTTATTAAGAACTGGCAACAAGGCGGAATCGGCCAGCAAGCTGCGCCAGGCTTGGGCGGCGGTTCCTCCGGCGTCTCATTTGGCGCGAACAATCCATTCTTCGCCGCGTTAGGTGGACAGAAATAATGGCTGCGACACCAATCTGGATTGCAGGGTATGGCATTCGACCTCCTGGAAACACTGCTTCTCCAGTTCAAATTGTCTCATATGGTGGTCCGGGTCCGGCGGCCCTTGTCGCCACCGAAACCCATATCATGGGGTACGGCGGATTACTGCCCACTGGACCGACGGTAGTTTGGGTCGTTTCATACGGAACAACTCCACCTACCGGGGCAACTGCTATTTGGGTTTCGGGTGAGGGTAACTAATGGCGATCGGTGATCTGTTATTCTCGCTGATGGGGCAACCGAACCCTCAGGCGCAGCTTGCCCAGCAATTGGGACAGTACCCTGGTCAAGCGGGTTCGCGTTCCGGGCCTGTTCCGGGTCCTGGCGCAGGAGCGGCTGCTCCTGGGCTTGCTCAGCAAGGTGGTGGCGCTAATTCGCCGGGGCAACCGCCCCAGCAACAACAGCAACAGGCTCCGCCTCAGCCGCAAGCTTATCAGACTCCTCAGGACATGGGGCAATTGTATCTGCAATTGATGCAACGCCAACAAGCTAACGCTTCAATTAATACTGGCCTCGGCCTCCTTGCGGGTGCATTCAGCCACAATCAGCAAGATCGAGACAACATGATTGGCGCAATGTCGGACTTGAACAAGTCTATGCCTTCCGCTGGCGATCAGCTTCAAACTGTTGCTGCGTTGCAGCAGACGATGTGGCAGCGCAACATGCTCCTGCAACAATTGCAGAACGCGCCGATGTACGCTAAGCAGCTTAACATGCCAGTCGAGCAGGTTACGGCCTATATTCAGGCAGGCAAGCTCCCAGAGTTGATGACTGAAATTGAGCGTCAGAAGTTGGTTCAGGCTGATCCGCTTCATGTTGCTCAAACGGCAGAGGCTGGCGCAACTACTGCTAAAACAACCGCTGAGACTGGATCCATTCCATTCACCATCGCTAAAACGCAGGCCGAGACAGATCAAGCAGCAGCGGCGACAGCCGAAGCTAAGGCTAGAACGCCTACTATTGCTCCAGCGGCGGCGGCTACTATCGCCAAGACTCAGGCGGACACAGCTGAGGCTCAGGCTAGATTGCCCACCATTGCCCCAGCAGCGGCGGCAACTATCGCCAAGACAGGCGCGGAGACGGCTGAGGTTCAAGCAAGGACCCCAACCATTCAGCCAGCTGCTGCAGCGGCATTGGAAAAGTCAAAAGCGGACACTGCAGCGACTATGGCCACTATTCCGAAGACGCAGGCTGACGTCGCCGCTATTCAGGCACAGACGGCGAAGACACAGCAGGATACAAAACTACCGACTGAACAAATCAAGAATTACTCGTTCTACGCTAATGATGAGCTTGCTGGAAAGCGCCAGCCGGTTGCATTCAATGATTGGCTGGCATCGGGTGGCATGAATCCGACCGAGGGTATGAAGGATTACCGCCTTGCCATGTCTCAAGTTCCGGAGGGACAGCCCAAACCTTCATTCGACGAGTGGAATGCAAAGAATGCCGGAATGAAGGAGGCTATGACCCAATCAGCGTTGCTGCAGACACAACAGAAGATGAACGCTCAGAACCAGCTGCCCGATGCAACTCAGAAGATCACCGAACAACTCAAGCTAGCCGACGATATTATTAATGATAAGAGCCTTGAGAGCCTGACCGGATGGGGCGGAACCGGCATCGGGAAGGTTATCCGTGCGATGCCTGGAACGGCGGGGGCTTCGTTGCAAGCGAAGATAGACCAGTTATCTGGTTCGGCTGGCGTGTCGGCGGTGGAATCACTTAAGGGAGTTGGCCGAATTCTAGGCACTGAATTCGCGGCTGGAACCGAGGCGCAGAGCCGATTGCACGACCAGACAATACCAGGGACGGACTACAAAAAAGCCATTACAGATTATCGCAATAAGATAGCTGGTCAACTGCGCATCGTCTACGATAAAGCTGGCATGCCAGTTCCTAAGGAACTGGACGATCAGCTCAAAGGGGCAGCGGCGCAGACTAAACAATGGAAACGCGATGCGAACGGTAATTTGGTGCCACAATGACACAGACAGTAACTGACGCCGACGGAACTATCCACGAGTTCCCCGATGACGCCACGCCAGCCGAAATGAATGCGGCACTGGGTGGCCAGAAAACCGGAGGGGGAGCGCCTCCCAATTCCTCTCCGGCGGCTGGTTCGTCGGGCGCATCGACGAACCAGCCTTCACCGATGGATGCCAGATTCGCTAACATATTCCTAGCCCCCTGGAAACAATACCAAGGGGCGCAAGCTGGTATGAGTAACTTTCTTCACGGATTTACTGGCGGATTGGACAATCGCATTGCATCGGCGATTTCCGGAACTCCGCTTGCTCAGGAACAGGCGCAGACCGAGGCTAATCAGGAGAAATTGGGGCCGGTTCTGTCTACTTTGACTGGCGGAGCTGGATACACTATGGGTCCAGGCAAGATATTCGGCCCTGTAGCGAAGGCCGTATCCGGGCCTTTAGCCAATGTTGCTGGCGGGCTGGTCCCATCGGCAATCGAAGGCGGAACCGCCAGCACATTCCAGGCGGGAGCGGAGGGCAAGAGTCCAGAAGAGATGGAGAAAGCTGGCGCTGAGGGAACAGTGGGAGGGGGTATTATTGGGCCATTAGCCCAAAAAATAGCTGGATTGCGTAAGATTATGCCAAATATGCCGTCCACCGATGACTTGAAGGACGCGGCGGCGAATATGTGGGACAAGACCAAGGGCGTGTTCTGGTCTCCGCTGCAACTTCAAGGGGTGTCGCGTGATGCCTGGGGTCAAGCAACGGCTGGCGGTCAACCAATGACTAAAGTAGGAAATGGCGATGCCCACACGTTATTTACTAAATTCGCTGACGCCACTACAGAGGGCCAACCATTCTCGGTGAAGGATGTCCATGATTGGCAGAAGGCAGCTCTGGCGCTTCCAGACGGCGATTCAGCGTATGGCGATATATTGCATCGACGACTTGAGGATCTGATGCAGAATCAGCCCCCCGCTAAGGTTCCCAAAGGGATGGATCCGACGGATGTTCCGGCTGCGATTGGACAAGCGCGAGGCGCGCAACAGACGGCTGATATATTCGATCGGTTGGATCAGATACAGAACGAGGCTAGATTGGGTGGAGCAGGGGTTCGCCCTGCTGTCGGTCAATATCTACGAACCGACCCGGATATTCCTCAGGATTCATTCGATGCTCTCAGAAAGATTCAACAGGGGACCAATACTGGAAATGCGGCTGATTATATCAGTGCCCATTCCTGGCGCATCGGACATATGCTTCCAGAAGTCGCTATGTTAGCAGCAGCGGGGGCAGGAGGGGAACATGTCGGCGGAGGACTTGGTACGGCTATTGCTTCTATCGGTGGCATCGCGGCAGGCGTTCCGCTTGTAGGTCGAGCGACAGGGGCTGTAAGTAGCAGGTCTACGGCGAATCTGGTTGACGCGGCTCGCCGAACAGCTAGTGGAACCGCCGCTCCCTATAATGACACGGCTCTCCAGGACCTCATTCGTCGTGGAATGATCGGCGGAGTAACGGCAAATCAATGACCACTAGCTGTACAGGGAGCTATACGTATGCCAGCCGCCACTGCACCTCATACACTGATCCATACACAAGTCATACACCTGGCGCAGCTGGGGCAGGGGCAGGGGGCTGGGCCGCCGCCAGCCGCGCAACTATCTCCGGAGTATAATACCGTTCACGGAATGCATCTGATTGCAGTTCATCGAATTTCAGATGAACTTCGCCGTAGGCTTTATATTTCCTGTTAGTAAGCCTCACTACAGTTCCTCGATTAAGCCCGGAAGCTCGAACGATTACTTCGCGCGGTATTCCAAGTAGGAACGCATAGTAAAATCCGCAGCGCTCCTCGAATGTGAGCTTCGGAGCCCACTTACCTGTTCCACCGAGTGATTTGCCTTTACTTCTTTTCATGCTGGAATTGCCTTCCGAATATGGCTGAATACAGCCTTGAATATACTTTCTTTGCGTTGCAAAGCGTGGATGACATTCCGGTCCATCGAGGTTCCGCATAAGTCAATATAGGTGACCGAATTGGCATCTTGCCCGCGCCTATGGTTTCTATCCTCGATTTGGGCGCGATCGTCGAGGCTGTAGGAATTTTCAAAGAAGATGGTAGTGGCGCATCTATTTCCTGGACTAGCGTCCCCAAGAAGCGTGAGCCCATATTTCCCTGCTCGCTCTTGTACCAGAATGAGACGACAACTTGGGTCGTCATTGAATTTGTGGACTTGTTCGTCGATTTCATCTGGTTTCATGCCCCCTGTGATTCGAGCCGGGTTGTACTCCTTTAATACTTCACTCAAGATTTGGAACGTATATCGGTGAATGTATACGACTATGGCCTTGCCAGCTACCTCGTCGGTAAGAATATTCAGCAATGCACGAACACGCGGATTGTTCCTGGGTTCACAGATAACACTCACTTTTGATTCGTTGTCGGTGTCGATGATGAATCCGCATTGGATTTGAACTAGCTTCATGTATTTCGTGATGGCTGCGTCCACCGTAACGACGTCTTCGTCATTCAGCCATAGCACGAACTCGCGTTCCATGCTCCGATATTGAGCGCGCTGTTCCTGCGTCATCTCGTATTCACGGATGGTGTACACTTTGGGAATGCTGAACAGCCAATCTTCTTTGGTGGCGCGGAACACGTGGGGCTCGATGAGTTGGGCTAACATATCCTCGTTCTGGGAACCGATGACTTGTTTATTTTTAAATCCGCCCATCCTACAGAACATACCACGGAACGCGTAAAAGTTGCGTCCCTCCAGTTGGCCGATAGCTCGCATCTGAGCCCATAAATCGTGAGGACCTTGAGTTGTGGGCTTTCCTGTAAGGATGCGTCGAACCGCTGCTGCTCGCGAAAGGGATATAGACGCTTTGGTCTGTAGAGCGTCATGAGTTTTAATCTGGATGGATTCATCAAATGCGATATAGCAGGGTTTTCTCGACATCCAATCGAGAATACGATCGTGTATGGCCGGGCTTCTGATCGCTTCGTAATTAACAATGAGCAGAGGAGGCCGCTCGTAGCGCTGTCTAAAGAACGCGTCACTAGCCCATGTACCGCTCTGGAAGACGTGAGTTTCAACGTCCATCCCGTGTTTGTTAACTTCTTCGGCCCATCCGCCTTTGAACGTGTTCGGACAAACTGCAACCATTCGCGTTGTGCCATTCGCAACCCCCTGCTGGAACTCAGTTAACGCCGTTAATGTCTTGCCGAGGCCCATCTCCATCCAAAATCCAAACCCGTGCCTACCCTTGGAGGCTTCAAGCGCGGCGACCTGAACTGGATCAAGCTGACTCATGAAACTGGCACCTTTTCAGTAACCCACCACAGTCTACCGCGAGCGAATATAGCTACGACCCACCATATTCCCCACTTATCTTGCTGGCAGAGCAAACCACCAGTTAGCAGCTTATATCTGATCATTATCAGGCCCCTCTACTTTGAATAGCGGGGTTGCTGTAAGGAATCGTATCTCATTAATCTCTTCCTCAGTTAATTCCGGACTGTTGTGTATCCATTGGCAAACCATGCAGCGATCTGTAGTTCTGCCGAACCATGAATATACATGAACATGGCAATCTATACAGTCAAATTCATTGGGCTCCATTAGTCCCTCCAGTCAGCAGCTTATACCTGATCATGATGTTGCCTCAAATAAGTGGCTGCGGCTGTGTGAGGAATATCCTTATCGATGTATTTGAAGGTAACCATAACCATCCCCAAAGCCATTGATAGTGTAAGGTTGCGTGTTTCATCATCAACATCGCCAATCGTTTGCACCGCTGCTCTAACCATCATCTTGGCTGTTTCCACAGCGAGATCTACGATCTGTTTATCATCCATTAGTCCCTCCCGTCGATCGCCATTGCACACAGAATGAGCGCCATATTCGCTACGTCGGCAGCTTCGAGGATTATTTCCACGGTGTTCTTCCCTTCCTCAATGGCATTGGATAGTTCCACTACTTCTTCACGGAGATGATTCATATATTCGACGACGCGTCCGTGTTCCCACTTTCCTTTATGGGCATTCTTGCGAAGCTTGTATACCATCGCATCGAACATGCGCCGCATGTCGTGCTCATATGCCCTCAACTCCGGAGGAATCCTGATCGTTAACCTGCTCCACTCGAGGCCCATGCCCGAAGATAAACTTGTAATTTTCTCCAAGGGAAACATTCCTTACCTGTCGGTGTTTCTCGTAGAACTCTAACTGCTCTTTGGTATGGAGGTAGTTCATATAGTTCAGGAACACGTGCGTCGGCGCATTCGCTGTCACCGAATCTTTGAACTGGTTCCAGCTGAACGTGGCGACACGGCGCACCCGCTTAGTTACGGTCGTATATTCGACGGGAACGCCTATCGCATCCCAGGTGGTTTCCTGTTGATCCTGATACCAATCTCCGCTGCTGAACCCATCGGAATTCCCGACTCGGATCGGATAAGTTCGGAACGCCAGATAGCCTCGTTTGTAATACGTTGGCGGGAGGCGGGAATCAGCCATCCCCTGCATGAACGTACATTCGCGGCTGGTTACGTTCGGGTAGAATTTAGCCTCGTTCAATCCGAGTGAAAATCCTTGTGATATCTCCATAAAATACGGATGATAATCCAGATCAACAATACTTTCATAATAGGGAAACAGGCGCTGAGAATAGTTGTAATAAATAGCGGAAATATCCCGACGGACTTTGCGAGCAATAGCCGCACCGGTTCCACTGCGGGTTCCAGCAACAGCGAATATGCTACCAGAGGCATCATGTTCGGCCACCCTATCCTTTTCGAGAACCACCGTCGCGCATGGGTGAATATAGATGGGGATGTCTTGGAATGCGTTGTGTTCCGATACCAGTATTTCAGCGTCGATCACCGATCCCGCCGAAAAGTAGACTGGAATGTGCCACCCTCGTAGGCTCATGTGAACTGCGAAGGTAGGCAGCTGTTTCAGCACAATTTTACGATCGCCGAAATAGCTGGTGTGTCCGCTATTCGGCCCCGCGCTTGTAATGACGCCGTTGAATGGAATGTTCTCCTCGACAGCGCGTTCCGCGAGCCAAGCGGCGAGCAGACCCTTACCCTCGGAGCCATATTGGCCTCCCGCCATTACGTGGAGGCCAGTTGACGAGAATAGGCTGCTCACAGTCCCCGCCTTATCAACTCGATGTAACCAGCTATGTCTTCCCAATGCTCATCAGCATTCATGTTCCCAGTCAGGATACGTGCTATCTTTTGCGCAATCATGTCTAGCCCTTCTTTCTGGCTGTCTGCTAAGTTCGGCCAATTTGGAGAACTACCCATCGCGTTCTTAATATTCTGGGCTACTCTTGCCGTTTCGGCCCAACTACCATGAGTCAAGGCTCTGCGCGCCACCAATTCTTTTACGCTCATTTCGATGCTGCTAAGACTGGTTATTGTATTGTTTCCCATGAAGCCACTCTCCGATTGTTTGGGCATAGTTCATGCCCGATGGTTGTTTGAACGCGCGCGTTATATACGCTTCCCTGGCCCAATCCGCGATGTGCATTATGTCTTGTCGCCAACCGATTAACACTGGCTGCGCGAATCCTCTTGCCTCGATAATGCGTCGTCCCTCGATGAATTGCCGCTCGGTCGGCCGGAATACCAGCCCATCAGTCACCTTGGCCTCTACGAATAGTGTCTGACAGTTTGTGGGAACGATGTGAATATCCAGAATACCAACAGCGAATTTATCCTCTATTCGGCGAGCGTACCAACCCATAGCTTTACATTGCTTCACAAGCTCTGTCTTGAGCTGGCTCTCTTCGGTCATTGCGTCAGAATAGTTGGATCATCGTCAATCACCTTGAACATGTGTTCTAGCACGTCGCGACTGATGACTGCAGTTGCAATGTATTTATCGTCTTTATCTACCAGCACAACGTGCAGGCGCTCACATGCATCGCATTTGTAGTATTTCGTCGAATAGGCTTTTGGAGCGTGGTTCGGATTATCGTATACCATCAGATGAACCTATTTTTCTTCAACCACCAATCGGGGGCAGCGAATATAGTTAACCCTTCTGGATCGACGTCGCGAACGATGCGCCCGATCGACTTGGGAAGCCAGGCTTGATTATTTGACATGGTGTCAATCACTAGCCAAGCCTTCTGTGTGGAATGTTCCACTCGAGCCTCGAACTCATGTAATTCGTCACCTATTCGCTCCGCCATCATCGTCTCCCATTTTAACACAGCGTGCACGCGTCGTCAAGTCCTGCTTATCCGTAGCTTGCTTCCGCCCAATTGACTCCTGTTCCTATTTCGTACGGGATAGGAATACCCAGGTTGAATTCATTCGGGACTGCCTCGCACACTTTTATCAATTCGCTGGTGTCGAATCCTATTTCACGTTGCCATATCAGTGAATCGTGTACGGTCATTAGCAGCTGAACTTGTGGATATGCCTCTTCATATTCGCACGCCCTGAGCAGCGTAGTTTTCATGAGATCGCCGCCAGAGTTCTGAATGATTCGGCTCACCGCGCGATAAGCGTATTCCTTATCGTCGAGACGAGCTTTCCTGCCAGTGATTGACTTAACATATCCGCTTGATAGAAATACCCCCATCGCAGCCTTCTGAAATTTGCGGATGGCGGGGAATTGCTGTTTTAAAAATGCGTTGTGGTAATCGAGCGCTCGTTGGTACGGCCAACCCATGTGCCCCGACAGTGCCTTAGCTGACATGCCAGTCAGGATTCCCATGGCCATTCGTTTAGCGATATCTCGGTGCAATCCCAGACCAGCGGAAGTGATGTCGTGGATGTCCATAGTTCCGGTGCGGTATCCCTGAAGTAATCGCTCATCGTCTGAGAAATATGCAAACAATCTGGGCTCTTGCTGCTTGGCGTCGCCTTCCTGAATCTCGAAACCGTCATCAGCAATGATGAGTCGTCGGACGACTTTCCCGACTTCTTTATTTCGTTTTGGGAACGCTTGAAGATTCGGCTCAGAACAGCTAAATCGCGCTCCGATCGCACCGTAGTCGTCAGATTTAGATTGATTGAGTACAGGATGAACTCGTCCCTTAACATTATGCGTCTCCACGAGCGGCGTTACAAACGAATCTCGAGCCTTCTTTAGCTGACGGATCGCTATAATTCGCTCACCAATCTCGTTATTCTTTAACCACCCTTCGGTAAATGAAACGGCCCCATTCTCGGTGCGAGCGAAGTCGTCGTCCCCGAATCCCGCACGACGGTATAAACCTTCAACGTCTTTTGGCGAGTTGGTGTTAAAACCATATGGAAAGGCCGATTGAAGCGTGGCAATTTTCGTCTCAAGAATTCCGGTCGGTCCTCGAAGTTGCTCTCCATATTCTCCATCCACTCTCATTCCGCGTCGGTGAAGACGCGCCACCCTGTGAATAAGTTGGCACTCCAACTTCCAGGGAACCCGTAATTCGTGATCGTCGAGCATCTTTTGCTGAACTTTCCACAGCTCTAGAGTGGATATCCCATCACCCGTAGCATAATCAACAACGTCAGGATCATCGCCTGCCATTCGGTGAAAATTAGCCATCGCTTTACGGTCGGGCATTCCACCAAATCTACTAGCAATGGCACGGTAAACAGCGTCACCAAGCTTAGCAGTAACGCCATGACGAGTGCAACAGTCGTCGAGTCCATATCCCCTAGTAATGTCACTGATAAGCGCCTCATTGATCATCGTGTCTTCCAGGGGGAATTCGGGGAAGACTCCGTGTTTTCCCGCCATGCGAAGGTCGAAACCAAGATTATGCCCGACCGTCCGAAATCCGCGCCTGGATCGATCTCGAAAAGACAAAGCAAGTACTCTCTCGAATTCGCCCGCATTGAGAATATTGCCTCCACCCAGGTGACGAGTGGGTACGTAGATGCTTGCATAGTCGTCGGTAAACACCCATCCACATACTCGATCATGAACCGTTAACCCCGTCGTTTCGCAGTCAAATGCGATAACTGTGGATTGCGACACCATATTTATGGCACGTTGTGGATCGATGTCATGGAACATGTAAATCTCCGAGAGAGTGGGTGGGGAGCCCGGAGAACCAATCCTCAACTCCCCACCCTTCTGACGCTAGGAAGGTGCGATAGTCCGCGTCAGAACTTTGTGTGCTCGTCTCGGTGAACCGGCGCTGCCGATCTGCCTCCATTCGACGGGGCATCGTCGCCCGTTCGTTCGTCATTCGCCCGGAACGCGATGTCCTTGTACTGCAGGAACATCGATCTGGCGACTTCGCCGTCGCTCTCGTCCGCGTAGCCCAACCCCGTGTAGCGATAGTTGTGGTAGGTCGTTCCCTCCGGCCCTTTGGCGACTACCGAACTTATAAGGTACAGTTGGAAGAAGTGATCGACTGGTTTGGCATCAACCATCGACAGCAGGTCTTGACACGCCTTAGCTGACCCCCTCGAATTGAGGATAATAGATGGGCCGAGATCCATTCGGTCCGGAAACAGCCAGAGGATTTCGTATGTGAGCGCGGCGGCTGGCGGCGAATTGGGATCATCATCACGTTGCGACCCGAATTGATCCAGTCCCGATTCGGCGACGGTAGGCTTCAATCGCCAAGTATATGTTCGTGGATTTCCCTTGAACTTCACCTGGAATTCGCCCTCAGGTGGGTCCCACCGAATGCCATCGCGCGAGCGGGCGAGAATGCCGCGTTCATCGCCTCTTGGTGCCCAAAGGACGTGGGTCTTGCGCAGAACCAGCGGGATTCCGACCAGCTCCTTGCCCATTGATTCCTTAAGGGTCGTGTGCCAAAATTCTCCGGCTTTGGCGTTCTCGTATTCCTCAACTTCTGGCGACACCATTGCCAGGAGCTTGATTCGTGGGATGACCAGATCGGAACGGTCGTAGTTCCCGATTCGTTCAGTCTTAGTCTGGCCTCGCAGATAGTCTGGAAGATTGAGGCTACCTCTTCGCGGTGCGATATCGTTTGGCATGATTCGGTCTCCTTCAAGTTCTAGTAATGCTTGTGTACGGGCGGAGGGATGTTGTGAATAGATCAGTAGGCAGTTCTTTGCCATTTGCCTCGACTTCGTGCTTGGCGAACGCGGCGAGGGTCTGGGCATTTATCGTCTCGATGATAATGCCGCCGTTCCCACTGCCTCGGAGCCACTCGAAGCTCTCTGGTTTTTTGCCATCGATGACCGAACAGCTCCACTTATACGCTACTGTTACGCGGCCTAGATCTTCGATGCTAACTGTCTTGATGCCAGATAGCTTGAATGCATCTGGAACATCGGTGTGGGACAAGTGATCTTCTAGATCATCCAGCGCTTTGCGTGCTTTCTTGATCGTCTCGTTGATTTCCCGCAATTCGGCATAGTGTCTGATTAGCGGAATCAAGTCACCCGCCCCAACGAAATGTTGGGTATCAGTGATGACTCGCCTTGTCGCTTCCTCTAGGGAGAGTACTGCTTCGCTTAGTACCAATTGTGTCATTGCTTGCATGTTACACCTCGCACCGAGCGCTTTTCACGCCCGTACGATCAGTCTAGCACGCCGTCGAGTTCGTGTCAAGTCCCCCTTCCGCATTGAGAATGTGGGCCGAATCCCAGGGGGTTCGGGATTCGGCCCCGTCGCGAGCGGTCTTTCGCGACGTTCGGGTCAAATCAGGCGAAAGTTGGCTCTGCGGTTGCGAAACAGGCCGAACGCGCCAATTAACCCGAACCCTGCAAGCAGCATTGCCCAAGTTGACGGTTCCGGAACGCCAGTGGTCAACTGAATAGAACCGCCGAATGATTGCCGTGGCGCGGTGAAATCCACGGCGAACTGGGTCTCGTCAGAGGTGAACGCACCGGTCTCTGCCGACACTGGCCCGAACGAACCGTCGAGCAACGCCACCGGGAAGGTGTGCGAGGCCAGCACTCCGCCATCGGCGAACGTTGATTCGGTGGTCGGGCCAGGATCATTGGTCAGACCGTTGACGGTAAAGGTCGAGAGGGTGTTTCCGGTCCCGAAGATCGCGCTTTGCAGGATGTCCACTGTCAGCGTGTGCGAACCGGTGAAGCCCACCGCCGCAGTGGCGTCGAGCGTGACGCTTGATAGATCTGCGTTGGGTAGGATGGGCGAACCTTGCGCGTTGATCGTGATGTTAGCGAAGTTCGCGTCGTTGGCGGTGAGCGAAGCTGCGCCCGTGGTGATTCCCGTTACGTTGTCGATCAGCGAACCGTTGTCGAACACTTCGATCTGCAACGTCGCGTGAGCAGGCACGGTTCCCATTGCTAATAACAGTGCCGTAGTCATTAACCATTTATTCACGTGGCTCTCCTGTGTAATTTTACACGCCATTTTAACACGGCGCGGGTGTGCTGTCAAGTCTGCCTTGTTCCT